GGAATAATCCCAATACAAAAACTTGCCGCCTTTTTTCTTCGCTTTTTTTGTCATCGCAATCGGATAGTTCGCGATCACGTTTCGACCTTTTTCTAGGTATTCAATAATCTCTCGCGTGGCGCGGAGACTCTTTCCTGATCCGGGTGTGCCTGTGTACAGATAAATCATTTTCAGTCCTTTTACATTTTCTAACTGGTAATTATGGCGCATGTCATTTTAACACGTTACTTTTCTACAAATACATCGAAAACGATTAAACTTCAACGTTCTTTCGCATTTTCCTCTTTCCGCCGGCGCGCCCGGCGCCGGCGCTGATCCGCGACATGATCAAGCTGAACAATTACCATTTTTGACGATCGACAATCATTACGAGATCGCCTTCGTCCATCGCAAAACCACTTGCAACACATACCACCCAGCCACGGCGAAAAGCCACGCCTGCGCGATCGCGATTATTTGTCCAACAGGTATCAACCAGTTCAGCCAGCGCATATACTGCGCCGTCACAGGCATCGAGATATACGCCTGAAACGGCGATCCCGGCAAAGCGTTCAGCGCCACGTTCCCCATGCTGGCGAGTAATTCTATAACCTTGTTTATCGCGTCATATATTAGATCCATTCCACACCTACCACTTTATTACTTTTGATGACAACATCATCAGTCCGACAATGAACAGTATCGTTATCAGCCAACGAAACATAACAGCGATCTGATCAAATCGTGACAAATCGAAATCGAAGGAGCCGCCACCGACAAACACACTTGAGGGAAAATTGACCTCAATAACCGGCGCTTCAGGCACGGCGTTGAACAACTTTATGATGTCAACAAAATCGAACGGTATGCAAAACGGAAACACCTCTCGAAGTAAAGGCATGGATTTTAACGGATCTAAATTTATTCCGCCGGTTGGCGGCGGGATCGGTATCGCCGGATTGCCTTCCGCCAACCGCGCGATCTCATCGGGAACCGCCCGAGCGATTGTTTGCGGTATCGTCTGCGGCCATGGAAGCGGCAACGTGAACGGTGGTGTCCACGTGCGCGGCAATGTCGGATTGTTCGCGCCCACACGCGTTTGTCCCGCCACCTCTTGATGGATCCAGTCATCGACACCCTGCAGAACACCTGTCGTTATCGCGGTGTCCGCGCCGGTGATCGGCATACCGAGGTAAATCTCCCGAAGCTGTTGCAGTTGCGAGAACAACGTGTCAATGTACGCGTGAACGCCGAGAGACATCTCCAGCATTCCGAGCATATGATCGATCAGCCCGATCACGCTGTCGGGACATATCGACTGCGGCGGTGTTTCCGGTTCTGTCACGCCGGGGTACATCTCATCAACTGTCATATTGTTTAGTTCTTCCATGAACTGGTGCAACTTTTGCGCGTCTGACTGCCCTGTGTCTTCCACTACCGGCAAATTGACACTTACAACGCCGCTATAATCTTCCCGGTTCATGTGCCGATCTATATAATCTTCCGCCGCGGGGATTTGGTTGTTGATTGTTTGCGAAGGTAAACCAAACACTTCAATGGGCAATAATGTTTCATAGCCAGTCGGCACCCCATTTGACAACTGATAATATTCAACGCGCACCCGATACTTATCTGGCACATTTTGGGAAAAAAATGCACGCAAATAAACCGTATTACTGTACACCCAAACTTGCGTGCCATAACCAAAAGAAAACGCAGTTGCAGTAACCCCATCCCTAATTTTTTGATTACTACTATACACATTCTTATATCCTATAATCCCCGTTCCGCCATTATATGTATTATACAAATAATTTCCAGACCCCGGATCATTAAAGTCAATACTAACAGGCTTCCGATACAACGTCGCGGTATAATTGCTTTGGTTTATGACTTCATACACAGAGAATCCAGATAAGGACAAAAACCCAACCCCGTCAATCGACGATAAGGTCTGCACGCCTTGATTCGCGCCACTTGTCCCGAAAATATCCTTCCACACATCAATCATACCTTGCAGGCCTATGCCGGATACCCCCGCATTAAAAATATCGTTTGTCGCGCGCGACCAAATCTCACCGTTCGCGACTTCCGGTACCCCTAAATTCGTGTAATACTGACTGATCGCCGTCTGTATCTTCGCTTGGTTAACCACAAAATCAACCGGGCCGGGTATGTTCAACGCGCCCTCCGGCAACTCCACAGGACCATCACGAACGTACACATCCCAATACATCATACCCACCATAGGTATCACTACACCAGCGGTCGCCGCAGCGCCAACAAACCGACCCGCCTGTTGCGCCGTATAACCAGACGCGGCGAGATTCGCTTCCATCTCAATCTTCATCGCTTTCGCCCGCGCCAATTCTGTGGCTGTTAAATCACTTTTCTCTATATATTCTTCAAGAGCCCCTAACTTTTGATATTGCTCAGCGATTGACATCATTGCTCTGATCTCAATTTCAGATAAGTCAAATTCCCCGTCAGGCTCAGCGTACGCTGTCAAGGGTGGATTCAACGCCACCCCGATCATCGTTATATTTGTTATCAGCAGAGCGGTTAGTACCGCCGCTGTTATTCTCTTTGTCATTTTTCCGCTTCCTTTCGCGTGTCAATCCGGCGATCGCCGCCGGTTAATTTTTTTTGAAAGAACGTAGTGTTTTCAACACTTTCAAGCACTAAATTTTATCCGGCTATTTGTTATGCGTAAGGGCGCACAGTGTATACCATGCGCCCTACCATCGCCCGCGTTACTTCGCGAGACCCTTGAAGAACCGAACTCCGAAACGCCACACCAGCACCGTTCCGCAGATCACGAGCGCGATCGGAGCGATCACGCCAATCGCCGCGATGATGTCCCCCTGCAGGGAGGTAAACGCGGTTTGCAAGGATGATACCACACTGTTTTCCATCTTCTTTTCTCCTTTCCCAAATTTAAATCAAATACCCCTTTTGATAACAGGTACGATTCACCGTAAAAACGCGACAAACAAATGATACAGCTTAGACACGCCCCAGGCGGCGAACCACCCGATCATCGCGATCGCGAATCCGACGCCCACACCTTGAACAAGATAATCAAACGTCAATTCGGTCATAGTCTAAACCCCCAAATCACCGCCAAGGCGAGTAATCCGCCAAACAGACACCCCAAAGCGATCTGCGTCATGCCAAACATCAATTCAAACAACTCGATCATTGATCCTATCTGATCCTGAATATTCAGCAACTCGTTGATAACACCCGCTAGATCAATATCGATCATCACGCCCCCGAAATCGTCCATCGCCCGCGCCTTTACTTCACAACCGCCATCGCGAGCAGACGGCCTTTGCTGTTAAAGCCCATCTCGTACATTTCTCCGACCTTGATGTCCGGCAACGTGATGGATCCGTCGCGCACAAACTTCTTTTCCGCTTCTTGACCATCACACTCGCCGCCAATCATTGGGAAAGAATAGAATAGATTCACACCCTTTACACTTTCCCCTGTGCGCTCGTCCGTAAAGGACACATTGCGCCAACCCAACATCTTTACTTTCATCTTCTTTTCCTCACTTTCTTTTTTTTTCGGGTTTGGTTTCCCGTGACGCCGGTCAACCGGCGTTTCGGCTTGTTACCGGCAAACCTCATCAGACGGATTACATGGTTTCTCGGGTTTATGACATATTACGTCCCATTCCCGGTAAGCGAATGTCGCTGTCTCATCGTCAGAAATTTTGATCTCCGTCTGCAACTGTTCAAACTCCACATCATAGATGATTTTCACTTCCAACGCGTTGAACTCAAATTCAAGACCGTATTCATATCTATTCAATACTCTGACTCTCATCGCCCTTCCCCCCTATCTCAACGTAATCACAATTTTGACACGACAATTTCCACGTCTGATCCTTGACGTCGTAATCTGGCCAATTCGCGCGTTTTCCTCATCGATCAACGCCCATAACGGCATTAACCGCAACTCGCCGACTTGCCCCTCACAGAGCATAACGCCATCATGCCGGTTTAATTGTATATATCCGTGTTCCCCGATCTGCTTATCGATATGTTCTTTTAAATTACTATACATCGCTTCTCTCCTTCCCGCCCGGAGGATCCTCACTCCTGTGGCTAAACAGCGATCAATATACCCATAACCGATCCGGCGGCGAACGCCCCCGCACCCAGCACAATGCCGATCATCATTTCACGCCCGAAGCGCGCCGCCTTCATTCTCGCAATAAACCCCTTCACCTTTTTCATACCTTTTACCTCTCTTTCCTCAAACCGCTTTATTCTGCTTCATCGCGGTGTTTGACAAAACCTTTAATACTGTATTTTGTAACTCGACAATCCGCTTCTGCAGATCATCGATCTTTTTCTCCATTCTGTCTGTTTGCCACGCGTGCTGTTGTAAGCGTTTCTCCATCGCCTGCGCCTTATACCGCGCTTCAGCCGCGTGACCGAACACTTCCACGTGCGACGCCGCGCCAAGCAATCTATACCGAATAAAATTGACCGCTTTCTCCGGCGATTGCTCTTGATACGCGATCACCGTATCGACCAACGCCGTTGTGGGATATCTATACATCGCCCTTGCCTTGTCCAACTCCGCGACCACTTCCGGCCGCAACTCCCCCACCCTATAATCCAACGTCTGATCGCACAACCTGTCTACAATTCTTCCGTCAGCGTTGCGATAATACTCGTAACCATCTTTTACATACAACGTTTCCAT